ATGACAGTGCCAAGAGAAGGGTATGAGGTTGATTGATATGATATCGCATTCTTTAGACAGAGTAATTGTTTGGGAAGATATATCTGACGATTTGTCTGTATTAAAAAAAGATATACTTAGCGAATATGATAAAAGAAAACATTCATTAGTAGAGCACCACACTGGGTACAGAATGGTGATGGATAAAACTATGCCATCTAATAATAAGCTTGATGAATATTTTGCACCATGCCTAGAAGAATATATTAAAGCTTATGGATTAGACCCTAAAGAAACATATGACTTTTCTGACTGGATTTTAATTGGATGGACTGTCCCAGAAAGAGGAATGCCTTTACACAATGATCATATAGCTGACGTATCTCTAACTGGCACAGAATTTGAGCAACCGTTTTTAACAGCTATATTTTATTTATCTCATGACTGTGAAGGGGGCAACCTAGAGTTCCCAGATTTAAATTTTACTTTAAAGCCCAACAATGGAACATTAATAATATTCCCGTCAGATTTTAATCACGAAGTTTTAAATTATCTTAGTGGAGAAAGAATTGTTATACAAAAATTTGTATTTAAAGAATCTGAAGATGATAGAAAGGCAAGAAAAATAAATGTTTAATTTAGTAAATAAATATAACGACATTTGGGAATGGCATGAAGTTTTAAAAACCCCAGAAAAAATACATGATATGGTTAAAGATAAAGAGTGGGGCAGCTATACAAATAAACTTCCTAAAAAAGATGAAGTAGAATCTAAATATTCTTCTGGTTCTATTTTAGGCAGATCTGTGCAGGTCTGGCCAGAAGAGAATGCACATAAAATTATTTTAGATGGCTTTATTAAATGCCTTGAAGATTATAATAAAGAAAATAATTTAAACCTGACAGTTAAAAATATATATCAGGATTCATTTACCTATAGAGAATATTTGCCAGGATCCTTTCTTCCAGCACACCCAGATGTGTACGCATATGTAAAAAAAGATGATTTAAAAGTTCTTCCGCTATTTACAATAATTCTTTATCTTAACGATGACTATGAGGGCGGTGAAATTAATTTTATTGATGATAAATTAAAAATTACACCAAAATCTGGTTCTGGGGTTATGTTCCCCAGCAAAAAGGTACACGAAGTTTTAGAATTAAAGTCGGGAATAAGACGTATGGTTCAAACCTATGTACACGAACATGAAAGATCTTACTATGACCAAGACACAATGTCTTCAAAATACTGATATAATATTATTATGAACACTAACCCACCACCTTGCTTTTACTGCCCAGAGGTAAGTAAATACTCAGAACCAGAGCTTGAGACTGGTGCCATTATAGATGTTTGCGAAAAACATTTTCATTTAAAATACATGGGATAAGCACTTTGATTGACAATTTTATTAATAAATAGTATTATTGTTAATATAAGGCAATTCCGCTTTTAATTTAAGGAGTAAAAATGTCATCAAATGTTTTAAAAACCGAAGATTCAGTGTACGGCCATAGCTTTACGGATAACAATGGAAACAATGTAGATCTATCTCAATTTAAAGATAACTTGCTTTTATTAGTTAATGTTGCAAGCAATTGTGGATTTACAAAACAATATGCTGGTCTCCAGTCCCTTCATGAAAAATATAAAGACAAAGGTCTAGTAGTTATTGGTTTCCCATGTAATCAATTTGAAAATCAAGAACCAGGCACAGATGAAGAAATTAAAGAATTTTGCCAAAAAAATTATAATGTAACATTTTTAATGTCAACAAAAATTGAAGTAAATGGAGAAAATGCTCATCCTTTATTTAAGCAATTAACATCGCAAGCTGACTTTGATGCCTTGCCTTGGAACTTTACTAAATTCCTTATTGATAAGAATGAATTTAGATCAATGGGGCCAGATGCCACACCAGAACAAATTGATAAATTTGTTGCTGAAATTTTGGGAACACCGTAAAGTATAAAATGAATTCAATAAAAATGTCAGATGAGGTATGGTATTTTGAAGACGCCATTGAAGAAGCAGAACAACTTTTAGCTTTTCCAACAAATTGGAACCAACCAGCTAATCATGATTACATGCTTTCATCTGACATTCATACAAAAGAATATTTAGATATAACAGACAATGCCATATTTAAATGTTTAGATGTTTGGTATAAAAATCACAAAACATTAAATCCTGCAAAATATAAGGTAGCTAGAAGAACTTATATAAATAAAAGAGGTCCAGGTGGAGGGTACGGCCCACACACAGACTTTGCATCAATGCCTGACGGCACTTACGAGCAGGTTACCGCAACCATACTTGCTTATCTTTGTGACCCCGAAGGATTTGAAGGAGGAGAGATATTCTTCCCAGACTATGACGTAACCATTAAACCAAAAATGGGAAGTGTAATCATTTTTGGTGATAAGGTCAGGCATGGAGTAAATGATGTTACTTCTGGACAAAGAGCTATTGCAAGCACCTTTTTAATTAAAGATAGATATTTTTATAAAGAAATGGGAGCAAATAATCCAAAAGAGCCTACTCTTGAAGAAATTAGAAAATTTGAATTAATGGTTCCTCAATATGAACCTAAAAACGGCAACACAAATGTTTCTGAATATCTTGATGATTTGGAATAAAGGGAGTATAAATGTTTGAAATAGTAGATGATTATGGGAAAAATGGAATCCATATTAAAAATTGTTTGTCTAAAGAAGAGTGCGAACAGATACTTAAGTTCATTGAATTAAATAAAAATAATCCAGAGTATGATTTATTTGAAAGAAACCGCTCTTACATAGATGTCTATGCTATGAAAAATTTTTTAGATTCATACACAGGCATATTCCCTGAAGACAATTTATTTAATCTTTTAAAAGAAAGAACTGACAAAGCTGCTAAAATTTATTTAAATCAAAATAAATTAGATTCATCTAATTACAATTTTTCACAACCCGAGTCAGATATAGTTTATAAAGAAGAAGGAGCTTGCAAAAATTTTTCAATTAAATCTTGGAAAATTGGAGCTGGGCTTAGGGATCATGTTGACACATATAGCTTGTTTGACAAAACCATTGTGAGCTGTATATTTAGCATTATTGTTTATCTTAATGATGATTATGAAGGTGGAGAGCTTGTTTTAATGCCATCTGCCGTTATGCTTCCCAAAGGAAGAACGGCTGGACACAAAAGAAGTTCTGATATAACAATTAGACCATCCGCTGGAAGCATGGTTATTGTTGACGCAGAAATAGTTCATAGAGTTGAGCCACCCGCCAGCGGAAAAAGAATGACTACAGATAGACCAATATACTTATTACAATAAACTATTATGGCTAAACAGTGGGAAGATAAATCTCAGTGGATCACACATTGTCCTATATGCTTTTGTGCAACCACCCATCAATTATTAGACTTTCATATGCAATACCATGAGAATCAAGTGGGGCAAAAAGCTATTGACTACACTCAGCAAATATAGTATACTGATTGTATGAGAGAGCCAAAAATTATAAAAATGGATTGGCGTTCATTAAACTATTGGCCCGTATACAAAGATGGAAAGAAGGCGTGGGTACCTAAAGATGATGAATCATTCAACAAAGATTCAGAGAACTAAAATGTGGCCATTACGATGGATAGGAAACTTCCTTGGTGGCTATGCTAGTAATCATTTAGTTAAATGTTTTCATTATGATGAAGATGGTAAGTATGGATTTGCTTATAAATACCACGCAAAAATGTGGAAGTGTCTTAACAAGCCTTATGAGTCGTGGGGAACATACTACACTATAGATTTGGACGGATGGAAAACAGATCTAGATCAAATGAGAATTGATATGGCAGATGAAGGTTGGGATGATTATGATGCCTTTGGTAAAGCTTATTGGGATGATTGGGATTATGTTGATAATGAAACAGACGACGCATTTAGAATAATCCCGCCATCCCTATAAAGATATGATAAACAATAAAATACGATTTCATTCTAAATCATTTAATAATATGTTGGCTAAAGAGTTTGAACCAAAACCATCTAAAGGCTTTATACCAAAATGGTTTTATTCAAAGAATAGATACATTAGAGATGCAGATGGAAATAAGGCTGTTGAAAACTATGTAACTAAAGACGGATCAAATGAGTCAATCAATCAGCGCACATTTAAGACCTGCCCAGCTATTTTTGATTCATTCTCTTCTGGCTACATACTGTCTACCCCATGCGACATAGAGATAAAAAGGGATGGCGGATCTTATTCTATATTACTGGATAATAATTTTAAGTCTGATGTCAATACAAAAAATGGATCAATTTGTTTTATTAGGGGCGAAGAAAGCGGATTCCCTACACCAGCAGGACACAGCCCCGTTCATTTTGCCTGGACAACAAACTGGTTCCCAGAACTCCCAGAGGATTATACAGCTTTATTCATACACCCTATTAATAGGTTTGATCTACCATTCACAACCGTTTCAGGAATTATAGATTGTAGTGGATATATAATGGGTGGAGCAATACCATTCTTTATCCAAGAAAACTTTGAAGGAGTTATAAAAGCTGGCACTCCATTCATACAAATAATCCCATTTAAAAATGAAGCATGGTCTCATGAAAACATATATTATGATGAGCAGGGCACAACAGATCACAGGAAAGAAATGAATTTAAAATACATGGTTATAGATAAAGATCATGACACAAACTATAAAGCAAAATTTTGGAGAAAAAAAATATGGTAAAAATAGATAAAGTAGTTGACTAAGATTATGGTACAATAGATAAATGATGTGGTCATGGATACTAGCCGTAATAGGCGTAGCAGGTATATATTTTGTAGGTAGAAAAGATAAATGGGGATGGTATGTCCTTTTGTTTAATGAATGCCTTTGGATAGCATATGCTGTTACAACAAAACAATATGGGTTTATTGCCTCAGCGATTGCCTATGCAGCAGTGTATATTAAATCCTACACACATTGGTCTAAAGAACCAATTAATAAGTTACATATATAGGTCGCAATTAGTGAAATCGGCGGCGGTAGAGACTATTCGGTCAACTACGTTGAAACATTTAATGATATAATTGAGGTATGATGACAAAGAAAAAGACAAAGCTTCCACTTAAACTATGGAAGAATCCAATTAGATACATAAAGTTCCATAAGGCCATGAAGGCGCTTAAGAAAAGCCTATAATGGGATATTATGAACAACGATAACATTGAATTAACAGAAGAAGAGATCTCAAAGACATACATCTCAGATGATGAGCATGTCGACAAATGGAATAACTTTGAAAAAGCTTGCTGGTCTGGTTACAAGCAGGTTGGCATGAAAAATAAGGGCGGAAAGAAAGTCCCTAACTGTGTTCCAATTAATAAAGCAACGGGGCTTCCAGAAGAGACACCAACTTCTTGGAATGGCATATTTAAACCAAAGGCAGACTAATGGGTATATTGGATAACCTAG